GTTATCAGTCCAAACAAGAATGTTTTCTTTTGCAACTAAAGCTCCCATAATTTTTGTACCATCTTGTAGTCTTTGCGAACCTGCTGTGTTTGTTGCTAGGATCGCATAGTCATTTATATCTTCTTGTTCTGAAAATCTTATAAACATATCATCTTGTGTAGTAGCTGAACCAATGGTTGTTTCAGTTCCAAAATGAATTAAGTGTCTTGTAGTAGGTGATATTAATGTAACTCTAGTTGCAGTTGGATTATTTGTTGTTGCAAAACCAGAAGTAGATGTAGAGGCTCTTACAGTTAATCTTGCTGCATCGCCAGCATTCCATGTAAATGTTTTACCGTTTGCAATTGTTGCAACTAATACTTGACCAAAATTACTTAAAGACCAAAGTCCAGGTTCAAGTGTAATTGTACCTGCATCTACTGCATCACCCCAGCCACTAAACTCTGAAGCGTTTGTAACTGTTGCACCATCAGAATGTATTGCGCTTGTTGTTCCTTTTTGTGCTCTAGAAATTCCTGTTAATTCAGCACCAGCTACACCAGTATAAGTTATTAATTCATTAGCAATCGCTATTGTTCCACCTGATGATGGAAAACCTGTAGTAGAAGCTAAACGTATTTGTGTAGCAGATCCATTGTTACCGTTTGTGTCCGCGGCCAACGCTCCGTCAAGCGTTGATGTTTGTGCACCTTGAACTGTACCACCGTATTGACTAATACCATAACCATAACCATAAGTTTGAGCAGCCGGACCTATTCTTTCATAAGGTTTTAAATCTACACTACCACCTGATGCAGCTGAACCTGAACTTGTAAATGTAATTGTAAAAGTTGTACTTGTAGGTGTTGATATAACTTGAAATAGTTTGTCTTCAAAATCAGAAGCATTTAACCCTGTACCACCTGGTAAAGTTACATTATCAAATAAAACAATATCACCCTCCTCTAAACTGTGTGCAGCAGATGTTGTGATTGTTATTGTAGTTGAACCGTTAAATGTAAAAGTAGCTGATGATATAGTAGTTGCTAAAGGAGTAATATCAAATAATTGTCCTTCAAAAAATAAAAGCAAAAATTTATCTGTACCAATTGCAATGTATCTATTGCCTTCAGTATCTACAAATGCGTGTTGTTTTCTAGCAACACCAACCATTGAATCTGTAAGTAAAGATTGCCAACCACCCACTTTTTCAGGTAGTCCGTATCTCCATCTAACATTATCAGAATCTGTCCAACGACCAACAGCGCCGACGCTTGTATCTTGTTTATCAACTCCTGGTGCGAATTTGATTTGAGTAAGAGCCATCTAGTTAGCTCCTATGCTGTGTTAGTTTTTAGTTGCCAGCCCTTGTTAGAACCAGTGTAAAAAAGTGTGACTGATTGATTGTTTGTTGTAAGATCTAATGAGGCAGCTGTTCCTTGAATTTTATCTGATCCGTTTGGTGCCACAACACATTTGTTAGTTGCAAAACCATTTGATGCTGATACATCCATAATAACTATTTCATCTCCGACTGCTCCTGCAGGTAAAGTAATTGTTACAATATTAGCTACTGTGTCCACACCTATTTGATCACCAGGAACTGCTGTGTATGCAGTTTTACTTGCAGCTGTTACTGTTGTAAATCCTTTTTGCAA